CCTTCCAAGAAATGCGACACGCCAGACAGATCGCCATGGACTACGCCGACGGCGTCCTGGCGGGCACCGTGCCCGCGGGTCGGTGGATCTACGCGGCGTGCGCGCGTTGGCGGCGCGACCTCGAGCGGACGGACCTCGTGATGGACTGGGACGGCGTGCAGGCGCTCGACGAGCACTTCGCCAGGCTGGCGCTCGTCGGCGACGACTCGGGCCGCCCGTTCGAGCTCCACCCGTGGCAGCTGTGGTGCTTGGCGAACCTCGTGGGGTGGCGATGGGTCGAGGACGGGCGTCGGCGCGTGAAGCTCGGCATGCTCCAGGTCGCCCGAGGCAACGGAAAGACCACCCTGATGGCGGGGCTCGCGCTGTGGGACCTCCTCGCCGGCGACGGGCGCCGCGTGCACGTCATCGCGAATAACGAGGAGCAGGCGGGCATTTGCCTGGACACTGCGCGCACGATGGCCATGCGCCTTGAGGAGGACGGGCTTCTCGTGCGGTTCAATCGCCTCGTGCGCCCGTCGGCCGACTGCGAGATGACGGCGCTGCCTGCGCTTGAGCGCTCGCTCGACGGCCTGAACCCGTCGCTTTGGATCGCCGACGAGGCCGCCGAGTTCAAGGGGCGGTTCCTGACCAAGCTGCTCACGACGGGCTCTAAGCGCCGCGAGTCGCTCGGCGTCATCATCTCGACGCCCGGCAGCAATCCCGAAAACCACTACGCGGAGCTCGCGAAAACGTCCGAGGCGATCCTCCAGGGCGAGGTCGAGGACGATGCGACCGTGCCGATCCTGTACGGGATCGACCCCAACGACGCGCTCGAGGACGAGGGCGCGTGGGTCAAGGCGAACCCGGGGCTCCCGTTCGGGCAGCCCGACGCCAAGTCGCTCCGCCGCAGCTGGAACACCATGAAGCGCTCGCCCGCCGGTCGCGGCGAGTTCTCGCGCTATCACTGCGCCAGGGCGGACGAGAATACGGGCGGATGGCTGGATATGGCGCTCTGGCCGGGCGGGCAGGCGCTCGACCGCGACACGCTCCGCGGGCGCCCGGCGTGGCTCGGGCTCGACCTCTCGAAGTCCTTCGACATGTCGGCGCTGGTCGTGGCCATCCCGCTCGACGACGGCCGCGTGGCGCTCGAAGGCCATTATTGGTGGCCGCGGCAAGACGTCGCCCAGCGCGAGCTCGACTACCGAATGCCGATCCGCCAGTGGTCGAACGACGGCAAGCTGACGCTGACGCCAGGCCGGGAGATCGACTACCAGTCGATCAAGGCGCGACTGCTTGAGCTGCGCGACTTCTACGATATCCGCCTCGTCGGCTACGACCGCTGGGGCTCGAAGCTTCTCGCCGAGGAGCTGATCGCCGAGGGCGTGCCGTTGCAGCCGTACTCGATGGGCATTTCGACCTTCGGCCCCGGCTGCCAGCTGTATGGAAACCTGTGGGTCGGCGGGCGGCTCGTGGTGGGCGACGACCCCATCCTGCGGCGGTCGTGCGCCGAGGCCGAGGCGAAGGCCGACATGAACGGGAACGTCCGCCCGGTCAAGTCGCGGTCGAATTGCATCATCGACCCGCTCGTGGCGGCCATCATCGCCGTGCATGTATGGGGCGGCCGCCGCTCGAGCTGCTACGAGGACGAAGTCTGAAAATAATCGCGCCGAATGTGTTTAGAAGCGGACCGCGCGGCTAGTGCCGTCGACGATCCCGCCATGCTGCGGGAACTGTTCCAGCGCTGGATCGGCCACTACCCGACCTACGGGATCATGATGCCGTCCACGGATCGCGTCGGCATGCCCGTCGTGACGCCGCTGAACGCGCTGTACTACACGCCGGTGTACCGCGCGTGCAGCCTCATCGCGCAGGACACGGCGCGCGTCGGATTCGAGACGAGCGACGCGCAGCTCGAGACGATCCTCGCGCAGCCCAACCGCTACATGAGCGGGTACGAGTTCCGCCGCGCGATGATGCTGCAGGCGTGTTTGTTCGGCAACTCGTTCGCGTTGATCAACCGCACGCGCGGCGGCGACATCCTCGAGCTGATGCCGCTCGACATCGAGTCGGTGTCGCTGGACGTCACGGGCTCCGAGCCGTACTACCGAACGCGGCAGTACGGCGACGTTCAGCTGCGCGACATGTTCCACTTGCGCGCGCTCGGGCTCGACGGCTTGTGGGGCGAGTCGCCCGTGCGCCTGTGCAAGACCTCGCTGACCATCATGGCCGCGCAGGAATCCGCGCAGCTCGAGGTCATGAGGAACGCGGGCAACCCGAAGCTCGCCATCGTGCACCCGGGCCCGCTGTCGGCGGGCGCGCGCCAGGCGATCGCCGAGAAGTTCCAGACCGATCACGGCGGCGCCGAGAACGCGGGCAAGCCGCTCGTGCTCGCGGAGGGCATGAAGGTCGAGCGCATCAGCTCGACGCTTGAGGACTCGGGAATCAGCGCCGCGCGCCAGTATTCGATTGCGGATGTGTCGCGCATCTACGGCGTTCCGGTTACCTACCTCGGCGAGACGACGAACGCGTACGGCAGCATGGAATGGCTATCGCGCATGTACGTCGACGCGTGCCTCGCGCACTGGTTCGCCGCGTTCAAGGCCGAGACGCTGTCGAAGCTCTCGACCGTCGCGGCATCGTTCGAGTTCGACACCGACGCGCTCGTCAAGCCTTCGCTCGCCGAGCAGTTCGCCGCGCTCCGCACTGGCGTCGAGTCGGGCGTCATCACGCGGAACGAGGCGCGCGCGAAGCTCGACTACGCGCCGCTCCCCGGGCTCGACGAGCCCATCGTCGCGAAGAACATGGGCACCGGCGGCGGTGCCTCGAACCTGGGCTCGGACACGAGCGAGGAAGCGGGGACCCCCAATGATTTCTAGGCGCAACCTCGAGCTCTCCGAGCAGCGCGTCGAGGGCGCGACCCTCGCGGGCTACGCCGCCGTCTACAACGAGCAGTCGCGTGAGCTCGTCGAGGGCGGCCGCGCGTTCGTCGAGCGGATCGCCCCCGGCGCGTTCGGCGAGTCGGTGCGCGGCGACGTCAAGCTCTACTACAACCACGACGCGTCGCAGCCGCTCGCGCGCACGACCTCCGGCACGCTCACACTGAGGAGCGATCGTGCCGGGCTCGCGTTCAGCGCCGACCTCGCCGACACGCAGCTCGGTCGCGATGTGCGCGAGCTCCTGAAGCGCGGCGACCTGAGCGGCGAGATGTCGTTCGGGTTCTACGTCGAGGAGGACTCGTGGAACCGCACGCGCAACGAGCGCGTCGTGAAGCGCGCGCGGCTCGTCGAGATCTCGATCGTCCAGGACGCCGCATACCCCCAGACCAGTTCCAGCCTGCGCAGCGTTCGCGCGGCTGCCATCGAAGCCGCCCGTGCGCGGCTGGATCTCTTCAACGCAAGGACCCGCAATGTCTGATCTTCACGAGCTTGAAAACCTGACGCACCAGTACCGCAAGTCGCTCGCCGCGTTCGAGAACCGCACCGCGAAGGAGGCGCGCCGCATCGACCTCGAGGGCTCCGGCGAGGAGCGCCAGGCGATCGCGCGCATGGACGCCGATCTCTCGGCGATCGAGCAGCGCCTGCAGGACATGGCCTCGCAGAAGGCCGCAGCCGAGCACCGCGCGCGCGAGCTTGAGGCGCGGCTCGCCGAGCCCGTGTACCGCGCGAAGCCGACCGACGCAAAGCTCGTCGACCGCTCAAGCGAGGAGTACGCGCAGCGCTGGCTCAAGGCCGTTGCGAGCGGCGACGCGAGCGAGATGCGCAATCTGTCGCTCGGCTCTTCGGGCGCTGGCATTCCGACGGACATGGAACGCCGCATCGTGGACCGCATGTTCCAGGCCAACGTCCTTCGGCAGATCGCGCCCGTGTCGACCATCGACTCGAAGCGCACCATCCCCGTGCAGAACGCGCTGCCGACGACGAACCTCGTCGCCGAAGCGGGCACCATCACGCCCGCCGACCCCACCTTCTCGACGGCGATTTCGGTCGTGCCCCACAAGCTCGTCACCGCGGTCACGATGTCGCAGGAATTCATCGAGGACGCGATCGGCAACGGCGGCATCGGCAGCGGCCTGCAGTATGTCGCGGACAAGTGCGGCCTCTCCATCGCGCTGAAGCAGGAGGAGTACTACACGACGGGCACGGGCAGTTCGCAGCCGCAGGGCATCTGCGATAGCTCGGGCGGCATCACGCAGGGCGTCGACCTCGGCGCTGGCGTCGCGGTCACCACGATCGACGCGGACGACGTCATCGACACCGTGCACGCGGTTCCCGTCGCGTACCGAAACTCGCCGCGCTTCCGCTGGTTCATGTCGGATACGGCGCTGAAGGTCATCCGAAAGTTGAAGACGACCAACGGCGACTTCATCTTCTCGCCGGTCAACACGGGCGGCGGTCAGAATGTCGCCGGTCTTCCCGGAACCATCTACGGCTTTCCGTACTCGATCGGCCAGTATGTGCCGACCGCAACCTCGAACGGCAACATCTTCGCGGTGGTCGGCGACTTCAATTATTTCGAGATCTTCGACCGCACCGGCATCACCTCGATGGTCGATCCGTATTCGGCGGCGGCGACGCACGAGTCGACGCTCTACGTCTACACGCGGACGGACTCGCACATCATGCTGCCCGAGGCGTTCGCGGCGATCATCGGCTGAGCCTCTTCCTCCCTTCGGCCTGGCGCGGGAAACCGCGTCGGGCCGTTTCCATGGCCATTGCGCTCTCCACCGTCAAGGCCGCTTTGCGGATCGACTACACCGCCGACGACACCGAGCTCACCAGGCTCATCGCGGCGGCTGTGGCGTGGGTGGAGAACTACTGCGGATTCTCGCTTTCGAGCGCCTCGCGCACGATGTACCTCGCAAGCTGGAAGGACACCGTGTTTTTCGTGCAGCCGGTG